CAGACAAGAAAGACCGTTATGCGGACGGCGGAGCGATCGGGAGCGCAACCGCTGCGGGATCGATCGTCACATCCCACATATTTTTCGGGCAGGTCGACTTGAGGATCTTCGCCTTCTCGGGCAGAGATGTCATCTTGCTCTTCCCGCATCCGCACGCAGCGCAGTGTCCGACCTGATCAGGTGCGTCGATCGCCACCAAGAAATGCTCGCAACCAAAACACACCTCGAGTCGCTCTGCCTGCAGTGCCTCGCTCGCAGGCAACTCGAACACCTTGCTCGCCATCGCCTGGATGAAAGTCACCGCACGATTGAACAATGCCGGTGGAGTCGCATCGCTCATCTTCGCCTTGTACTCGGCCGTCAACCTCTCGACATACTGCGACTCGGTCTCGCCTTCGAGTTTTTCTTTCATCGTGATCTTTGGCGACTCGGTTCGCTGCCGATTCAGTTCAGGTCGGTTGCGTGATCGATCCAAAGCGGTTTGCATTCGTTCGTTCATGGCAGGTCTATGCAGGAACTGTTGCTGCAGTCAAATTGGTTTGGGTCTTGCACGAAGTCATAGTCCATGTCCACATTGTACTGGCTTGGAAAGCAGGTGCTCTGCGTATAGCCACGACAGTATCCTTCATAGGTTATATAACCTAATGCAGCACAGTTGGACATTTCGCAAGTATCGTTGTGCGTGTTATTTGGTGCGCCTTCAGTACCACAAGTTCCCGAGGTCTCAATGAGTGGATTTGTGACGGTGCACGGTGCGACGGCTGGATCACTCCCTGACACGCCAAACCAAATTCTTGTGCGAGTGCAGTGATCGAAATTGCAGCAAGTACCAGTCACGACACGCAGTTGCTCGATACTCATCCCGTGCACTCTCTGATCTTGCATTGTTGTAAAAACACGCCAAGTGTAAAACTGTCGCACTCTTGCTTTCCAAACAACTTTTGTTGTTGTCGTCGAGAACAAATCAAAATCGTCGGAGTTGTCAGGCATATATCCAAGAGTCACATTTCGAGTCACGATGCGCCTGTACTCGTGGTACGGCGTGTACTGACCTGTCGCCGTGTCAAGAGCGAATTCCGATATGCGAAGCCCGAGCCAATAGTCTGCACTGCCGACGACTGACACAACATTATTTGCAACTGGAGCCCAATTTGTTTGCGCCCAAATCTGAAACTGTTGCGCTGTTCCGTAGCCGTTGTATGTGTAGGTGTTGCCGTTGTATGCGCCGCTCGTCATCGTCAGCGTAATGCTCACCCAAGGAAATGCACCGTAGGAATATGCATCAGGAGAATACGGACCGTTTGGAAAGAGTGTCGCATCATCATCAGGAGGCCCGCCGAAAAAACCTTGCTTTAGTCCAACACCAGGACTGATCGGATCATTGACTGCATCAACATAATGATCACGCAACAGCATCCGAGCGGTGAAAGTGTCACCCGTGAGCGACTCAAAAACTAATGCTTCTTGATATACGCCGAGCGGATCATTCGAGTCAATTACGCCTGCATTCACCGCCGCATCGAATCCATAGTAGGTTGTGAGAACGGGCTCATCGGTGTAGTACTGAAAACCTACATGAGGCGGACAAGGACCTCCGCTGGTGCAAGGATCGCCAAATGTATACGCCACTTTGGATCTGTTGCAGGTTGTGTTTCCGTAGAGCAAATCGCAGCCACAAGCAACCTCACTGCAGTTCGCTTCGCCAAAGTAAGTTCCGCAACAACCTATATAATTTGTTTCTTCAACAGTCTGCGACGCAATATCTACGCCTGTCTTCAGGCAAAGCAAATTGAAATCTGTAAACCACGAGCCAGGGTATTTCGTGTCATTTGCAAACCATTCGCATTGTTGCCCAGTTGTGTTTGGGCTACAGGACTGATTTGATGAGCAGCAGCAATAGTTGACTCCCTGTGGAAACTCATCGCAATAGTCCGAATAGTCAATCGCAGTCGGATAGATGTCCGCCAAGTCTCGCTGCCATGGACCAATACCGTTGTACTGACATGGGTCTTGACCAGGCGATCCATCCGTAAATGATGCGTATGTTGTAAGCCCGAAATCAGTCCCGATTGACAATGTTGTTCGCACATATTTTGGCGAGTTGCAACTGTAGCCATCACCACTTACACCCTTGACCCACGGGTTGTAAAGTCCACACGGTGGCAAGCAACAGAATTGAAGTACGCTCATATGGATCTCATGCGCAAGTGATCGGACTGATACAGTAGAACCAAAAGGTAGTGCCATCTGTTGACTCAAGAATATGGCCTTGGTGCATGACGACGATCGTACCCGTGCCTGCTACACCCACGGGCAAATCCAACTTTGTCACGCCAGTCGCATCCTGCCCGTGTCCCCAAGAGTTCGAGCCGTCCCACGAAGCACCGTTGACCGATTGCGCAGTCGCTGCGCCAGGGGTGCAGATGCGGTTCTTCTCGTAAAGGTTCGTCGCAACTGTCTTGAGCGCAACTGTTCCCTCGATGATGCGTGAGAGACCTGTCCACGCATATCGACCCGATTCTGTGCCACCAACCACGGAAGTCAACCGTGCAAGAAACGGAGTCACCGCCGAGACTGGCGTGATCGTGTACATCATGGAGTATGTGCTGCCGCTCTTGACTGCGCACCTCGTCAGCATCACCACATCGCCTGCAGCGAAACGGCGATACGGCGCAAAGTCGATCGCAGGGTAATACGACGCAGGTGCTGTAATTGTTACGCCATCCGTGTAGTCGATGCCTCGTGCACCTTGCAGATCGCTGACACCGACACCGCTGTTCGATCCGTCAAGGCCGTACGAGATGTCGACCTCGTTCCAGTCGTAGACATAGGTCTTGAACAGCGTGCCTTGTCCTGTGGTTTGATATGCGCCTTGAAGCGAGTCCGTCATCAGTCCTGTGATCGTTGCAATAAACGACTCACGATGTGCGCCTTGATACGAGCCGCCGTCCTGTGCTTTCCCGTCCATCTTCTCGATGGCAATGAACGCCTCATTCAAGGCCTTGTAGTCGAGTCGCCCGATGCTCCCGCTTGTGAAGCGTGGGAGTTTCACAGTGACATAATTCCAAATTGAAGATTGGCGGTCGCAGTCGAGGAGATCGCCGAGAACGATGTCGTCACGCATCGACCGAGCGCATATTCACCTGGTCGAAGGTTGAGGAACGGGAACGATGTTCCTGCTGCCGTCGCAGCGCACGACGAGATCTTGATCGATGGATCAAAAGTCGTGCTCGTGCTCGTCGACAAGTTGCGAAACCAGTAGTAGCCACCTGCAACAACATCCGATCCGATGTTGAGATTCTCAATTGTCGTGCCGATGGTCTGCGACAAGTCTGATCCGATGATCGTTGCCATGTCGGGCTGGATCGTGCCTGGTCGAAACGATGCGCGAAAGTTTCCTGACGAGACATCGACATTGAGTGAGATATTGATTTCGTCTGCCATGTTTATAGTCCTGTGAAGTATTGCGAGAGGTTGTTGAAGTTGCTGGTGTACTTGAACGGCTGCTTGTAGAAAACTTGTTCTGCCGAGCCCTTGAGAATTGTCCCTGCAGTCGCTGCGGCGAGGATCGGTGATCCGTTATTTCCCTTGACGGGATATTGGATTTGATGATACGCCTGATCGTAGATGAATCGATACTCGATCGAGTTGCGCCCGACCTCAGGAATCGTCTCGCAGTTGCATCCTGCGAACACAACCGAGCCTGACGGATAGTTGAGGAATGTCGATGCGTTGCGTGTGCCGATCTGCGTTGCGATCGCTTGCGCATCGGGAAGCAGCGAGTCCGTGATCAGGATCGAAAACTCTTGCTTGTACACGAGCGTTGAGAGTGGAATGCCACCTGCATCGATCGAACTCCCGCCGATGTCAGTCACGGAGTAGTTGCCACTTGCCACCGCCTGCAATGCTGCGACCGATGCAAAGTCACGCCACAGGTCACGAAACTCCGCCTGCATCGACAGTCGAGCCGTGCGATATCCAACTTCGGTCGGACTCAACTGCGGTGATGTCGGATTGTTGAACGCTTGCGCTGCGCCGATCTCGGCTCGATAGCGCATCGTGACTTGCCATGTGCTGACTGCGCTCGGATCTTTCGTGATCGAGTAGTCGAAGGCGAGCATGTCGTACGGCAACGCACCATCGTTTGGATAGTTCTCGTATTCGCCAGGCAAGGTTGTTCCGAGCAGCGCAACGACATCGCCTTCGGTCGCTGCGCCGACAACGACGAACTGTCGCTCGGCACGAGGCTTGCCCTCATTGTTGAGATACTTACGACTGGTATTTAGTTCGTAGACATCACTCATTGGAAGCCCTTATTTTCTTTCGTGAGTCGGACCTGTTCGGCAGTCGCTGCCTCGATCTTTTCGAGGCTCATTACCTGCTTCTTTGCCATGTCAAGCGCAGTCCCGCCTGCGCCTTGTTGCGCAAAGTTGAACTGACCGAGCGCAGTTTGACCGCTGCTGATCATGCCTTGCGCTGCCTGCCCTGCGAGTTGGTCGACACGGCCGATCTTGTCGATCTGTTCCTGCGCTGCCTTCTCGCCATCGATGATGTCTTTTTGCGCTTGGATTGCTGCGTCTAACTTTTCTTTCGCTTGCTTCTTGTCAATTGCCACGAGTGCAGCGGAGGCTTTTTCTGCGGCTGCTTGCTTATCAGCATCGGCTTTCGCTTGGATTGTCTTCGCCTCATCCGATTGACTTTTATGAAGTGTTGCTAGTTTCTTGTTCCTCTCATCGTCAATTGCTACAAGCCTTACTTGTAGATCAGTTTGCAAAGCAGCAACATTGTCTGAAGATCTTTTCGCAGTAGACTCTCGTTCCATTTGTTGCTGTTTTCTTAAATTAGAAACTTGATCTTGAAACTCTGTCGATCCAGTCGATGTACGAATTGACATCTCTGTGAATGATTCGCTGTTCTGTTTTGTTTTTAGAGCCTGCATCTCATCGGATTGTTTCTTTTGAAGAGCAATAGTTTGTTCAACAGCACCAGCCTCTGCAGCATCCGCAGCGGCTTTTCTTGCTTCTTCTTTTTGCCTTGCAGCACTCAATCGAATAATGTTTTCAGGAGAGTCCATTACTGCCACATCTTCTACCTTGGTCTGAGTTGAGGCAATAAATGCTTCTCGAGCAGACTTCATCTTGTCCCAAGCATTTATGTAACTTTTGACCGCACCATTGATGTCAACTTGCAGTTTGTCAATTGCACGATTCGCACCGTTGACGATTTCATCGAAGATTGAAACGATCGTTCCGACAACTGGTATTCCTTTTGCCCCATCGACAATTCCCTTCGCAATGTCAAGCCCGATATCTTCACCGCTTTTGCCTGCGTTGACTCCTTGCAGCGCAGTCAAGATTCCGCCGCCAAGAACACTTGAAATTGCGCCCATCGCCAAACCTTTTGCCATGTTGCCAGCCAATTTGTCGACGAACATGCTGCCGCCCTGCTCACCTGTCTTGCCCATCGTCACGGCACTTGTGCCGATCTTCGCTTCAGCCACCTTCAGCGCAGCATCGAGTTTGTCGAGTCTCGCCGTGATTTGTACTTCGAGTGTCGGATTCATAGTGCTATCTCATCCTACGCATGCTCTGCGTTTGTGCCTCTGCGTTGCGCACGAGCAGCGCACTCGTTGCGTGCGCGATCGCAAGCAGTCGATCCACGGGCAACTCCATCGGATCAGGCGAGCCGGGAGCGTAGTGCGAAACAAATGCGGCGAGCGAATGCCAGTCGAGGTCGCCGCTCCCCGCTGTCATTTTGGGCTTGAGGACTCCGCATCAAGATCGATGCCGAACAGTGCGAGCGCAGTCGACACGACCACCTCGGGCTGCATCAGCGCAATCGCCTCGCCGCCGTCCACCTTCGCCTTCTTGCAGGCGTGCTCGATGACCTCGAGCGCACCTTCAAGAGTTGCGCCGTGTTGAATCGCCAGTTGCGTTGTGCGATCTCGCAGGTCGTAGATCGCCTTCATGCACTCGACCCGCTGCGCCGAGTCTGCACGGGAGTCCTCGAGCATCTCCTGCGCTCGGTTGTGTAGTGCGTGCCACCTGCGCTCCCCGATCTCGATGTAGTCGTTGGCAGAGAGACACGAAAGCATGTGCCGTCCGATCGCTACCAGGCGGGCTTTTGGTTTGTTGGTTTCCATCGTGCGAGTTCCTTTCGTGTTTTGATAGTAACACGCACGAGATCACGCCTCAACGATGGCGATATGTTTTCGGCAAGCATGACAAATTGCAACGCATCCTTGCGATCCATTGCGCCCACCCATCGAGCGTGCTGCTTGCCTTGATAAAAAAACTCCACCCGCAAATCGTCAGGGTTCTCCTTGCGACCTGCGAATGGATTAAATTCTTCGCTCACGCCCAAACACTAGTCGTGACTGCGCTCGTGTATGCGGTCGCAGTTGATGCTATGGCATAGTTGCATGAGAAGGTTGCCTCGCCATCGACTGCCACTCCCAAAGTGACCGAGTCAATCAGCGCAAGGAATGCAATCGTGTTGCCGCCTTGTGCCGTGAGTGTCAGCGACACTGGTGATGTGGCAGAAGTTGACGCTATGCCAAGCAATGGCATCAGCGTGTCGTCGATCGATCCTGTCAATGAGCCAGTGACATCTTGGATGCCAATCGCTCGATTGCGTGTCGCACCTTGAAAGCCTGTGATGTCAGTCGTTGCTCGCGTGAAATTTGCTGTCCATGACTTGATGATTCCACCGATACAACCTGCCATTGCTACATTTCCTGCTACTCCGCTCATTCCTGCCATTGTGATGCTCCTTTAAGATTGTTTCGTTGCGAAAATTCTGTATGTCGTATCGATGACGATCGAGTCTACATTGATCGTAGGCACTCCCCGAGAAGTGCAGATCGATTCGATCGTCGAGTATGACGCATCCGAAGGTGTCATGCTCGCCTTGTGCAGGAGCAGGAACAAAGCGGCCTCGGCTGCCATCGCTGTGACAACCGACGAGTCAGGCTTGAAGTAAAAGGTGAAGGCACAGTCGAGCGTGTGCATCGACTGCGTTGCCGAGGACATAAAAGTCGTCGTGTCCTCGTTGCTGATCGCATACACGAGCAGCGGCATAGCGTCGCCTTGTGGTCCTTCGAGTTGGTAGATCTTCCCGCCGACAAGGTTGTACACCGTGCCTGCAGTTTGCACTGCGACCAACTTGTTGTAGATCGTGGTGAGTATGACTTGGCTCATTGTGCCGCCTTCATTGCTCGAGTTCGCATTCTCTTGATCGATCGCTGCATCTGTTCGCTGATGTTTTTTGCTGCATCTTTACGAACAACTTCAAGCGATGGCGCAATGTATGGTCGAGCCTTCATTCGCTTTGTGCCGTATTCGAGCCACCGTGGGACTCGTGCATCTTTGTTCACGCCTGCAACAAGCCCAGCAAGCACGAGCGTTGTCATGCCAGTGCCTGGTACATATTGCGGTTTTACTTGTGTCGATTGCCGCAGCGTGCCTGTGTCAACGGCAGGAGGTTCACTTGGTGCAGACCGTGTGCGATAGAACCCCAGTTTTTTTGCGCCTCCGAAATATCCTGCGCCTGTGCCCATCTGACTCAATCTTTCTCGCAGTTCAATTTGCAATTCAACCATTATAATTTTTAGCCCACGCTCGATGCCCTCAATGTTCGCAGACATAATGTCCGCAGCGGAAAAATTGTGCGATGCGCTCATGATTCGCCCTCGACCGCTGTGAGCGCAAGGATGTAGTACGCCATCGAGTCAGGACCGCTTCGCATATCGGGTCGGCGGAATCCTGTGATTTCATACATGATCGATGTGTCGTTGTCGAAAAGGCGAGAGCCAGTCGCAAGACTCGATCCGTCGACCGCATTAACATATGCGGTCACACTTGTTGATGATCGGATCGAACCGTTGAGCATCGACTCGTTTGGGGTTGCAGGCTGCAAGTACACCGTGATGAGGACTCCTGACGCTGTATAGACCCTTGTGTATGCGCCACCTGCATCGACGCTTTCCGCTCGTGTGTAGATTTCAAGCGACCTGCCGAATTGAGCGATGAGACTGTCGACGCTCATCGGATCTCTTTCCAACTCCCGAGCATGTCCTCCATCATTGCTCGTGACGAATCCGCACTCGCCATCGAGTACGAGTAGTCGCCGAGCGACTCGCTCTGCAGCGATGTGTCGGACTTGCGAGACAAGTACATCGTGCCTGCGATGACCAAGCACGCTTGATGAATGTCATCGGGAGCAGTCGTATAGCCTGCGGAGTACTCGATCAGCGTTGACTGGAGCGCACTTGGATATCTCGCGTTGTGCGATGCCATCGGGAATGCGTCCTGACGGATCGTGACGATCCCGAGATAGGAGTCGTAGACAAACTCGCTCGAGACATTGACACCTGTGAGCACCACGGTCGCCATCTTGATGTCGCCACCGGCACGAGGATGCAGTTGTGCGCATCGCATCGCAGTCGACACTGTTGCGCTGTAGCCCGTGATTGCGTTGATGGCAGCGACAAGCGAGGTCGTGTCGGGATAGGTTGAGAAAAGCAGCGTGCTCGTGGTCGTCGTGCCTGCGCTGGTCGTGCGTGTCAGGACTGCGCACGGTGCGAGTGCGCCGTTCGCCACCGTGCCAAGTGGATCGGTGTTGATCGAGATCGTCAGGCGGATATCGCTTGCCACGGTCGATGAGATCGTGATCGCTGCGGCAAGTCCTGTGTACACGCCGACAACATTGTTGATCGGATACTGCTTAACACGCACGCTGCGGACATCGTTGCCGCCGTACCACTCAAAATAATTTCGCACGAGGATCTGTCGTCCGATCCACCGTTCGATCTTCGCCGTTGCGTGATCGATGTAGCCCTCGAGGATCGTATTGTCGGTTGAGAGCGTGATCCCGAGGTGCGATTTGAGTTGAGCGAGTGTCGAGAGTGCGTATAGTCCTACTGCCATATTTGATCCTATGCAGGCTTGACAATTTCGGGCGGTTGATCCTGCGGACCGTTGCGCCAACCCTCGCGACTCTTGACATACCACGGCTTGCCTGATCGCAGATAGTTGTGCGTCGACTGGTGCAGCGATTGCAACTTCGGTCCAGGCCATGTTGCGACTGTCTCGATGTGACCGATGGAGACCTTCGGTGTCACGCCGATCTTCCAGTTCGCCTTCTGCGTTTGTTTCCAGAAGTGGATATCGTCGTCAACCTTGTCGCCTTCCCAGTCGCCGCTTGCATTTGGCGTTGCGAGAAACCACGGCTTGGGCAACTTGCGCAGCGAGTCCATGCGAATGAGTGTGAGCCCAAAATGCATCGACGAAACCTCGAACCAGTCCTGCTGCAGATCGTGCGTGTTGATGCGTCGAGGAATCCAGTTGGTGGATGCAACGCAAAGCGGAGCGAGTCGCTCACGACCACTTTGCAGCGGAGCGAGCGCATCTAAATTTTCCCGAGTTGCGATCTCCACCATGGCGACCAGATCTTTCCAGTCAAATAAACTGTCGTAGTCAATAGTCAGAGCCCACTTGATGCTCGTATCCTGTGCGTGCATCGAGAGGATGCGCTGCATGCCCTGCCCGTAGAACACGCCTGACGAGTTCGTGATCTCGATGCCGAGTGCGCTCGTAATTTTCTGACAACAGAACATCGTGTCGGTCCATGTCAGTCTCGGCATAGTCATCACGCCTCGGATGTCGGGATACTTTGGCGGCTGCGTCAACTCTCCAACTGCGTACGGCTTGCGACCTGCGAGGTTGAGCGAGATCGGGAGATCACTGCAGTCGAGCGGCTCGCTGTTTTTCCACGGCAGAATCTCTGTGATGCCGACCTGATTGAAAAGCATTCGCAACTTTGGATCGTTCCACAAGGTGTGATGCTGATCGAACGAGTCGCTCTGCCCACCCATGATGTAGCCTTCCCACGGAAATGGCTTGCCGCTCTGATCTTCCTGATCTCGATCGAGCGCAGCGAGGCGAATGATCTCGTCGAAGTCAGGGACTGCGATGCGCAGGATTCCACCTGGTTGCAATTTGTCCACCCAGTGCTGCACGACCTCGAGCAGGTACGGACGCTCGATGTGCTCAAGTACATGACTGGCACGGATCTCCTCGATCGATCCATCTGCGAACGGCAAGAACTGCACATCGTTATTTGTGCTCCAGTCCCACGGTGTGTATCCATCGATCCGAGTTGTCCCGCATCCAAGATCTAGTTTCATGCAAACCAACATACCACGCAAAAGACAACGGCTCGGAATCTTTCGACTCCGAGCCGTTGGGGATTGAAACTTGAGACCGAATCAGGTCGGGTTGACCAACTGTGTCACATTCGCCTTTGCAGCCGTGATCGGTGCTTGTTCAGCACGAGCAAGGATTGCAGTTGCGCCGACAAGCGATGTGCTTGTTGCTGGCGTGACTTTGCATCTGAAATATCGCTTCTTCCCACGAAGATCGATATTGAACACGGCAGGCTGTGCAGCCGCCTGACTTGTTCCACCGATGATTGAGGCCACGGTGAAGTCAGTTCCTTGCACATAACCTGTGACGGTTGCGTAGGTGCTGTCATCGTCGGACTGTTCAATCGTGAAAGTTGTGATTGCGTCTGATGCGTGCGTTGCACGAACGAGAACAATTTGCAACTCTTCAAAACCCTTTGTGTCAATCGAAGAACCAGTTGCGGTTGCAGTGGTTGCGAGCGATTGCGTTGCGATTGCAACGACATGTTTCAGACCTTGTAAATTCATAGCCATAGTATTTTCCTTCTTTCTTTTGTGTGTGGATTAACCGGTCTTGAGAGTGATCATTGAACCTGCGTTCGTTGTATCACCAACATTTGCGCAAACAAGATCCCAACGAGTCGTTGCACGATATGCAAGCATATCGGTCTCGAAACTTGTCAAGGCAGAATTGCTGAAGTCGACTGCTGTCTGTCGACGATCACCAAAATAAATTCCTTGCGATGCGTCTCCGAAGTGGCACATGATCTTGCCAGTTGCTGTCGAATTGTTCATCGCTTGCGTGAGAACAACTGGATATCCAGCGAAAGCGAGTTGACCATTTCCACTTATCAGGTCTGCTGCATTTTGTCCGCCTGTCGCATATGCAAGACGCAAGAACAAAGCGTTCCAGATTGTCTTGTTGCAGAAAATCTTTGCGTTTGCGTTGTCTGCGTATTGTGGCAAGAGAGCGAATGCTGCCATAACTTCTGGAAGCGTGATTGACTGCGCAGTTGTACTTGCTGCAGTTGAAACTCCTGCAGATCCGACTGCAGTTGCAAGTCCAGTGATGCCACCATAGGTCGAGGTTGAGTCGCCGATGAATGCACACTGATCTTCCAGTTTCGCCTGTGCGTACGCCATTTCTCCAGCCAAGTCGTCAGCAAAGTTGATGACGGCATCTTCAGCAAGTTCACTTGAGAACTTGGTCAAGACCATCGACTTCTTTGCGACGAGATTGATCTGGTCAAATGTTTCGTTCACTGCTGTTGCAGTACTTGCTTCACTAACGAATGATGCAGACAGATTTGTAGATCGTCGTGGCATGCGCTTGATGTCGGATGCCATCGGCACGATGCGAGCATGATTTCGGATCACTCCGAATTGTTCACGCAAAGTGACGAGCGTGTTCTCAAATTCTTCAGGAACGAGGAAACCTCCTGCAAGATTTGTGCTTTCGATGTTTGCGATCTTGGTGATGATGCCGTTGTCAGCGCACCACTGCGCAGACTTCTTGAAACCGATGCATCCAAGAGCCCACGAGCCGAAGCGGAAAGCATCGTCGTTGTTCTTGAAGTTTTTGATTCGTGAGTAAATTTTTCGTTCCACTGTAACTTCCTTTCGGGTTGTGATTGGGTGAGCGGCTGCCTTGTTGGAGAGTTCCAACTTGACGGCCTTGGCGACTTCGTCTGCGATCGTCTTCGCATCAGCAACTGGTGCTGCTTCGAGTTCGACTGCGGGATCTTCGGTTGCGCCTGTCGGCATGAGTTCGACTGAATAGTCGATTGTGGATGGATCGAGCACATTGCCGTCCATGTCCGTGATGATCAGATCTTGCAGGACGAGAGCCTTGGAGGTCTCGTACTTCTTCGATCCGACCTGGTTTGCGAGAGCCTGCAAAGTTTTTCGCAGAGTCTCAATGTTGCACATTTTCATGTGATGTCTCCTGATGAGGGGAATAAATGAATTGAACTACGCCGCAGTTCGAGTCACTCGTTCGACCTGTCAGGGTCACCGATCCGAATCACCTGTATGTTGAGACTATAGGCGGGTCAGCGAAACTGTCCACGCATCTTGCTGATCGCAACCTTCGCAGCGTCGGCAATGTCAGACTTGACATACGCAGGCATGACAATCTGCACACGGTGCATCGGCTTGGGTTCGACGACGACTGGCGCAAGTTTCACCAAGGGAACATTGCAGCCGAGAGCCTTGAGGCTTGCAGTCGTCACGATGCCTTTGCTGACGGCGTTGATCAACGCTTCTTGGTTCGACGGGATCGAGACCACGGACACCTCGAGGAGTTTCCACTTGCTGTAGACCTGCTTGACACCTGTGCCGTACTTGGTCGCATCTTCCTTGCTTGCCCTTCGCACGCCGCCATCAAGCGGCATATATCCGATCGACACGCCCTTGAGTGCGCCAAACTTCATGAGTGCGCCCACGGTGTCAGGCAGCCACTCGCCCTCGTGTGTGTCGGGTCGAGGCGCAAGGACAAAGTCTGCATCGATCGATGACTCGCCACGGCGCATCGTGACCATCTTTCCGATCGGCTTGTTCGGGTCGTGCGAGTAGAGCAGGACTGGATTCGACTCGTACTCTTTCGAGTTCATGCCTGACGGGATCACGACATCCTGATCACGGTCGATGGCGTGCGTTGTGATGATCGCCGTGAACTTTGTCAGTCCATCGCCGATCGCCTTGAATGTTGCGTTGCAGGTTTTTTGTAGGTTCATTCGTCTGGTCCTTCGTAGTCGATTACTGGTAGCAGGCTGCACCTGCAGTTCGGGTGCAGGGGCGGTCCGCTCGTGTCATCAAAGTCTAGTGCCATAGTTGCGCCACTTGCAGCGGTGAGCGTTGCGCCTCGCTCGTAGAACGCATCATTCACGCCGACTGATTTCTCGCCGAACTCTTTTGCCGCGGCTTCGCAGAACTCGCAAGCGTACGGAGACACGAGCCATGTCTTGCCCTTCACAACTCCGCTCGCCTCCCACGCTGCATTCTGTCCATCGGTGTACGCACGAGCAGACTCTGTTCGTGCGATCGTCTGCGCACGGTTCTCGTCGAAGCCTGCTTCCTCGAGCAGCCCGATGACATCTGTGCCTGTCGCTGTCTCCTCGATGCCGATGCGAATGATGTTTGACACACGCTCTGCGAGTGAGTCGGAGACTGATCGTGCCATGCGAATGGCTGCACGGTTGGTCGCTTGCACGACGAACTCGGAAGCCTTGCCAGAAAGAAGCCCGAGATCAAGAGATCCATCGGGCAGAAGGGATGCGCCTTGCGAGAGTCCAGCCTCTGCGATTGTTTGTGCGTACGGCTTGGCCGTGTTCGCAAGATCGTCGATGAGTTTCTTCTGCGATGCCTTGAGTGCCGCCTGGACTTCTTCGAGTTGTCGCTGTGTCACCGTGTCGCCTGCACGAATGGATGCGGAGAGTTTACGTGAGACTTCTTCGATCACCTTGTCGATGTCGGCTTGGATGCCTTCGGCGAATGCACGAACGGCTCGAGCCTCGGCCGCAGCGAATTTCTCGCTGATTCCGTCCTTGACGATGACTTGTTTTTCTGCGTTGAAGTCGATCCACCACAGCGGAGGCTTCGCAGACTTGCAGGTGAGGCATGGGCAGGCTTTGTTGTGTGTCATGAGATCGCAGTCCCGACGCTGTCGATCGTGTTCGATCCGATGGGATAGAACTTGATGTACGAGCCGATCAATGTCGAGCAGGTGACACCTGGTGCTGCAGAGAATGCGATGTTTGGAACAAGTGTTCCTGCGGCATTGACTCGCATGATTCCCTTGAATGTGATCACTTTGTTTGCTGCAGTTGTTGTCGTGTTGATAGCACCGCCTGCAACTGAATTAAAAATTGCGGTGAATGCGCCAGAACTTCCTGCATTCAATGCAGTAGGTGAACCTGACACAGTTGCCCAATTGCAATTCGTCATCGTCGCCGATGTCAGCACGAAACTCATTGATGTGATGTGTGTCGTTGTGCCTGTCGTAATCAGGTACTGACCCTCGAACATATAGGTTGTTGATGCCTGAAGCGTGATCGTCCTCATCCCCGTGTTGAAAACTGCTTGCGCTCCAGTCCCGTTTGTGAGCGTGTACGCAGCCGATGGACAGATAATTTGCACGGTCGGCGTGACACCAGTCCCTGCGGGAACTACTGTCTTGAGCGCAAGCGCAGTCGCAGTTGATGCAGAGATGCAAGCGGTCGCATCGAGCGTCAGTTGTCCGAACAACTTGGTCTCTGTGGTGGACGATGTGCCGATCGTTGTCTTGTTTGCGCCGAGACCAATTGCGTTTGAACCGATGACAATCGTGTTGCTGTCAGAGTTGTTGAATCCTTTTGCGTTGTATCCGATGTAGACACTGTTGCTCGATGCGGTCATATTTGTCGAGCCGTCAGCCTGCCTTCGTCCTGCATCACCACCGACGCAAGTTGTTTCATTGCCCGAAGTAATAAAGTATCCCGCATTGCTGCCAAGAAAAACATTGTAAGATGCGCCGCTTGTGTTTGAAAATCCAGCATTGCTGCCGAGCATGACATTGTTTGCACCGCTCGTGACATTTTGTCCCGCTAAATATCCAACGGCAACATTGTCAACGCCGAGTGCGATTGTTGAGTTGAGCGCATTTGTTCCGACTGCAAGATTCGTTTGACTTGCCAACAATCCAACGCCGATGCGATGACCGTTAATGAACGAGTCTTTCGCAATGCCAACGCCACCTGCGATGATGAGAGCACCTGTTGTCGAGGATGTCGATGCAGTCGTGTTCGTGCCTGTGATGACTCCGCTCGTGTTGATGGCGGTCAGCGTGCCGACCGATGTGATCGTCGGTTGCGCTGCTGTTGTGACTGTTGCAGCGGTGGTTGCGCTCGTTGCAGTCGTCGCAGTCGTTGCAGTCAATGCAGAGCTTGCGCTTGTTGCAACAGTTGCACTCGCTGCGTTGCCCGTGATACTGCCAGTGATCGTATTTGTGACCGTCAAAAATTCAAGCGTTCCAACCTGCGTGAGACTCGATGTGACGACATTGGCGGCAAGTGTTGCGCCCGTCAATGTGCCTGCCGCTGCTGCGCCGCCGCCACCAGTTCCGTCCTCGCCCTTGATTCCACGCACACCTTGCGCACCACGAGACACAAGCAACTCCCAACCGAAGCCGACTGGTGGTGCTTGGTTTGTTGCAGCGACGCAAACATAAGCCGAGCCACTCACGCCGACAACATCACCGATGTCGTACTCGATGTCATTGCGATATGTGCCACGCCAGATCATCCCGGCTTCGCCCTTGTCGCCTTGCGGACCGACTGCGCCGACCTCACCCTTGAGTCCGTCAAGTCCCTTTGCGCCGTGCAGTCCGTCAGCACCACGCAGACCGTCGATGCCGTTCATGCCATTGATGCCGTCCGCACCACGCAGACCGTCGATGCCGTCCTTGCCTGTGTCCCCTGGTGTGCCTTTCGCCTTCGCCAGCGCAATCATGTTGCGGATGGCGATCACTCGAGGATCTTTGCGCCGCAACTTGCTGACGGCCGCCTTGATCTTTTCCTTGTCGCTCACGCCTCGTCTCCGAGTGCTTCGGTCAGCATCGTCACGATCTCATCGAGTGACTTCGTGCGGTCCTTCATCGCGTCGAGTTCAGCCTGCAACGCCTCGATCTTTGGTTGTTGCTGCACTGCGTCCCACGCCTTCGCTTCCATCGCTGCGATCTTGATGCGTGCGCTCGCCATTTTTTCCTGCCGTGCACTTTCGTATTCGATCAACGCATCATCGAACGACTTGCCACCGCACATCGAGATCGCAATCGCCACGGCTTGGTCCTGCGCATAGCCCTCGCCGATCAGCGTCGAGATCTTGTCGCCGACACAGTCGACCGCCTTGGATTTGACATCGCTTGCGCCTGCGAGTTCCTCCGCCTTGCGTGCAGCCCACGCTGCGCCTGCACCGTCAGGGTTGTTCGGATCGCCGCCCCACAACATCCAAGCAATCGCACCTGCGCTTGGATATCCCTCGTCGCCTGATCGTGCGCCGACTGCATCGAGATCCACACGGTGACGAGCAAAGAAACTGTTCATGCGTCCGATCGTGTCAGGCGAAAGCGAGACCATGTTGCCGATGTCTCGTGCTCGTGCAACGCCGACGGCAGTCCCGCCACGCCCGAACTCCTCACGATACTTGAGCCCACGGAGTGCGAGCGTCGCCATCTCGTCAGTCGGTGTAGTGTCGACATCAGACAACGCCTTTGCTGCAGGCTGTTCAACCTCTGCAGTCGGTGGCAACTGCGCAGGCTCTTCGACTGGTGCAGGTGCAGGTGCTGCGTATGACGGCATCGGAGCAGGTGCGCCGAACGGCGAGACTGGTGGCACTCCACCAAGTGGCAAGCCGTTGACATGCAGCATGTCGGCGTGCGGTGTCTCGAGTGCTTCGTAGCCTTCTTCGAGTCGTGCTTCGTTGGGTGTGCGCCATCCGCCCGCAACTGCAACCGATCGCTCGGCAGAGTCTGCAACTCGGTTCTCGGGAACGGGATTGTCGTACGCCAAGTAAGCATCCTCGTGGATGCCGAACAACGGAAGCAGTCGACTGTTCAGCGTCTCTTCGTCCATGCGGCAGATCGGTGCGATCGTTGTCTCACGCCACATCGAGTAGCCCGCCTGCGCCGATGCGAGGTTCGGATCGTTTGCCTTGAGCATCGAGACTGGAACGCCGAAGCACGCAGAGATCTCCTCAACGATGTCATCACGACCAGTCAGATCCTTGCTTGGGAAATTCAGCGGCATCAGTTGGATGTCGCCGCTGATCGTGACCATGCGACCACTCTTGCGAGTTCCCTGGTGCAGCGACCTCATCGACTCCTCGAACCGCCGCATCGACGCTTCGCTTGCGCCACCCTTTACGATCGCTGCATAGTCGGGTCGGCTCATGTTCTCAAGGAACGACAGATCCTGAATGTGCGCTGCTTGCGATTGTTGGATCGCACCGTACGCAGCCTCCACCTTGCCGAGCCCGTAGTAAAGATTGCGTGGGTTGGGTCGCTTGAAGTGGATGATCTCGTCGAGTTCAAACCGCTGCATCGAGTTTCGATCCGTGCCGTACAGATACGCCTCGACCAGTTGAGTCTTGCCGGGCAGGATCGTGACATTCTGCGCAGGCACGGTGAACAGTTCGCATGGCACGCCGAGAGCCTTGTCAGTCACGACATGCAGATACGCATTGCCGCACAACTCCATGTAGAGCATGCGCATCACGCTCTGCGAGAAGCCGTCCTCGTACTGGTTCGCCTTGCGAAGCAACTCGAGGATCGGATGCGCATCAACGACCTCCTCGAAATCGCCTGCAGTTGCTGCCGACTTCATCACGCTCGGCGATGGCTTGCGCTCACTGTCTCCGAGTAGATACGCCTTGCGAGATCGAGACACCTTGCGAGTGCGCCAGAACTTTTGCGGTCCTTGCGCATCTGCACGAACATATAAACGCAGAGGCACACTCGATGCGGCCTGCGCATTGAGCATTGCCGCTGCGTACACCCAAGATTCAAATGAGAGCACGCTCCGCTGCATTGAAAATGGTGGCAACTTGCCACGCCCTGCAGCATTGTCGAGAATCGAGATGGATGATTGAACAAACTTTGAATCGTCGTAGACCGCTTTGGTCGTCAGGTCGGGTCGTCGTCGTCGGAAGAAGTCTAGTAGTGCCATCAAATTATCCTTACTTCGAGCGTGTTTCGTGCGGTCGTACCCAACAAGCGAACGGCGAGAGCGAGTGCGCACACGCCGTCATCGTGTACGCCCGATGGTGCACTGTACTTGACACCGCTGCGAGAGTACTCAAATTCAAACGCCTCCAACTCATCACGCAGCCAACCATCACAGAATCCTATGCCACCACTTTGAATTCGAGCGGCGAGCCCTTCCATGATCTGCTGCTTGCTCTGCGATGTGAACTTGAACCTCTCGACACACGGCAGCGATCTCTGCAACTCCTCGACGATCGGATCGCCCACACCAGTCGAGTCGATCAATGCAGGCTTGTCGCCGATGATCTCGATGAGTCGCCGCTTGGTTTGTCCCCAGTCCGATTGCCACCTGTGAATCTGCGCAACTCTGTAGTCGGCATCGAGCCCAACTGCAACGGTCCAGTCGTGCGACTTTGCGAGATCGACTCCCCACGCTGCGACTGGATCGGTGGACAGCGGCATCACGCATCGACCGATCGCAGGAATGCCGAAGGGATTCCCGCCATCGTCTGCAGGCTCGGCGAGATACAACTCACGGAACACATGATCGGGCAAGTCACGCTTTGCAGACTCGATCTCCTCACGCTCGAGGATGCCGCCCTCGACTGCATCCCATGCGGTGAGTTTGTGATATGCGAGGTCGACACCGTCCGCCCGCTGCGCCATCTGATGCACCCAATTCTTGCGGCCTCGAACATTGCCGATGATGCGGACCTGTCCACGGGTTGCCGTCAGCGTTGATCGCACGGCGTGCCACGATTCTTCTTTGCACCTGGTCGCCTCGTCCATCACTGCGGCTCGCACATCCTCGCCATACAAGTTGTCGGGATCGTCGGCAGATCTGAACCAGATCTTGCAGCCGCTCGGCAACATGATCCAAAGATCCGTGTCGTGCGATGACCAGTGCGATTTGTGCGGATCTGCTTGGATGAGCCACTTCTTCACACGGTCCATCGCCATCTTGCTTTGCTGATACACGGGAGCAACCCACCAGTACGAGCCGCCTGCCTTCTTGTCGTTCCACGCCTTGGCGAGCAACCACATCAAGCAGCCTGCAGTCTTGCCGGCTTTGGTTGCCGCTTCGATCACGACGATGCGTGCAGAGTCCATGATCACACGACGCTGCGCTGGATACATCTTTGGAAGTGTCAGCGTTGTGACTGTCAAAGTTCGATCGGTCCAAAGCGAAAGTTTTCGGTCGCTTCACCCGAGTCGAGTCGTTCGATCTTGTCACCGACTGCAAGCGCAGCAATGTTCGAATCTCGCATTCGGATGAGCACCTCGGCAGCCCGTAGTTTTTCCCGTGCCGTTCCGTTGATCAGCATGCTTGCAACGATGTTCGGTGCAGATCGCAACGCAGCATCAGGAATCTGCCACCCGTTGCGGATTGCCGATGCGAGCAGCACGAGCGTTTCTCGTGCGTGATGATCGGGCTCGTTGTTGATTGGCGTGATGTCGCTCATGTTTGATTCTAGGATGAAAGCGTTGCCGTTTTTCCTGTGAGCGTTTCCCATCGCTTGACGACTACATCGCAGTATGCAGGCGAGATCTCCATGCCGTAGCACTTGCGGTTCAATTGCTCTGCGGCAATGAGGGTTGAGCCCGAGCCGAGGAACGGGTCGTATACCGTGCAGGCCTTGGTGGTGGTCTTGTCGATTGCTTCCGCAGCCAATGCAACTGGCTTCTGTGTTGGGTGTTCGTAGTCGCCTGCGGCGTCCTTGCCGAACGACCAAACGCTGCCGATTCGCTTGCCGCACAACTCGGCTCCTCGGTTAAATACAAACGCGATCTCATGGTCGGTTGAGAAGGTTTTCTTAAGGTCGCCGATCCCGCCTCCACCCTTACTCCAGACAACCAGATTGCTCAGCTTTCCAAATGGCTTCACGACAGGAAACCACTGCTCCAGAACTTTCCATGTAGTCCAGATAAACACCCACCCTTCGCTGTTGCGGATGGCTGGCTCAATCCATTCCGTCAGCACGCGGTCGTCGTTTTCTAAGACAGCGAACTTGGCCGACTTGGTTCGCATATTTGACTGGTAAGACATCCCGTAGGGCGGGTCAGTGTGAACCATGCCAGCCTTCGCCCCTGCCATCAGCCGCTCCACGTCCTCGGCCTTCGTCGAGTCGCCGCAGAGCAGCCGGTGATCACCGAGTAGCCATAGGTCACCCGCCTTCGTGATCGGATCGACTGGCGGTTCTGGCACTTCGTCTTCTTCGATCTCCTTGCCGTCAAGGATCATCGCCCCGCTCTCCCCATCGGT